GGATGAATACTTACTAGAAAGATTCACCATCAAGAAGGTCGACATGTTAGAAGATGAAATAAACAAAAAGTTTGACCTGGTTAAGTTTAAATTATTCGACAGAAAGGTCAATGGAGCTATAGAAGATGCATGCGAGGTTACAGTTGATGGAGTACCATATCCAGACTTAAATACAGCTAAGACTATCAATGCAGGACTTGATGTAATTAATGTATTAGTTGATAAGTATCAGGTCAGTTCTCCGGTGTTTATTGATAATCGTGAATCCATTAATCAGATAATTGATACTGAAAGCCAAGTAATCAGCTTAGTAGTAACTAAAGATAAAAAACTAAAAACGGAGGTAATGAATTAATGTCAAATGAATTAAAGATTGTAAAAAAAGATGTAGTAGATGTTGTAGAACATAAAATAAATACTTTTAAGAAAAACGGTGAGATACATTTCCCGCCAAATTATAGTCCGCAAAATGCAATGAAATCAGCATGGTTGTTGCTTCAAAATACAACAGATAAGAATAATAACCCTGTATTAGAGTCATGCAGTAAAGACAGTATAGCTAACTCACTCCTGGACATGGTTGTTCAAGGCTTAACACCTGCTAAAAAACAATGCTATTTTATAGCTTATGATGGACAGCTAAATCTTACAAGAAGTTACTTCGGTACAGTAGCAGTAGTTAAAAGGCTCAAAGGAGTAAAGCATGTAGTTGCTAACTGTATCTTTGAAGGAGACGAGTTTGAATATGAAGTCGACATTGAAACTGGATATAAGAGGATAACTAAGCATAAACAAGATTTCAAAAATATAAATCCAGATAAAATAGAAGGAGCTTATGCAATAGTAATAACAGAAGGTGATGAGCCTAACTACATTGAAATCATGAACATCAATCAAGTATATTCTTCTTGGCAACAATCAAAAGCATATCCTTTTGAAGGTAAATGGGAGAAAACGAAAGATGGAAAAAGTTATTTTCAATTAAAAGAACCATTGACTTTGAAGCCTTCTTCAACACATGCAAAGTTTACTGACCAGATGGTTAATAGAACTGTAATAAATAGAGCTTGCAAGATGTTCACAAATACATCTGATGATAGTGATCTACTAATAGAATCTTTTAACAGAACTACAGAAAATGAATATATAGATGATAATAATGTAGATGAAAAAGTTACCTTAGAAATAGAGCAAAATGCAAACAAGCAAGAGGTTAAATTCGACAAAACTAAAGCAGTTGACGTAGAGCCATCTAAAGAAGAAGAGCCGGAGCAAATGGACATGGAAGGTACACCATTTGAAGAAGAAGGTCCTGATTTTTAATGAAGTTAAAGATAGTCGCAAGCAGTAGCAAGGGAAACTTTTACATTTTAGAATCTAATAAACATAAGCTGCTGCTAGAATGCGGCATCAATATAAAAGAGATAAAAAAAGCACTGAAATTTGATTTTAAAAATATAGACGGATGCCTTTGCAGCCATTCACACCTTGATCATGCTAAGTCTGCTAAAGAAATCATGAACCTAGGAATAGACTTATATACAAGCAAGGGAACAGCAGAAGCTTTAGGACTTAAACATCATAGACTTAATAAAGTTAGTAGCTTAAAGCCTTTTGAATTAAAGACCTTTAAAATCATACCATTTGAAACACAGCACGATGCAAAAGAGCCACTGGGTTATCTTATCCAGGAGAAAGCGACAGGTGAAACAGTCCTTTTTGCGACAGATACATATTATATCAAATATATGTTCCCAGGTATTAACTACATCATGGTGGAGTGCAACTATATCAAGGGTATTCTACAAGATAACATAGATAAAGGTCTAATACCTAAGGCAATGTATAAAAGGCTCTTAAATTCTCATTTTGAGCTTGATAATGTTAAGGAGTTTCTAAAGGCTAATGATTTAAGAGAAACAACTAAGATTATTCTACTGCATTTATCGGATGGTAATTCAAATGCTAGGAGAATGGTTAAGGAGATAGAAGATCTAACACAGATAGAGACGATAGCAGCAGATAGTGATATGGATGTAGATTTAAGAATGTGTCCGTTTTAGGAGGGATTGAATGATTACAGTTGAGAGGAAAGAATTGCAAACAAGAGAATTCAACGGATATGTAATTAGCAAAGGTTTACAGGTTGGAGATAAAGTCAAGGGAATGGATTTTATATTTTGGATTCAAGATAAACATAAAGAATTTAGAAAAATCAAAGGCATTGGAGATAGACGACCATATACACAAGAAGAATATGAAGAATTTTATAAGTTCATAAGGAGGTAAAAAAAATGGAATGCGGAAATAGAGTTAAGGTAAAACTAGGAAATGGAATAATGGAAGTACCAGGGAAGATAGTAGGAACATCAACAGATAATACTTATTCAGTGTATTTAGATGTAGGTAGAGTTATTCATGGATTGTCAGCTGAAGATGTAAGACTAGATGATATTTATATGGTTAACAGCTTATTAGATACAGTTTTAAAAGGTAAAGTGGAGAATCTAAAGGAAGCAAAAAGAGCCAAGAGTATTGTTGAGGAGATGGTGGAATGAGAGATATTAAGTTTAGAGGTAAACGAAAAGATGATAAAGAATGGGTGTATGGAGATTTAGTTACAATGAGAAAGAATAGAGGTTTTATACATCCTAAAGCTAATAAATTTAAGCATGAAGCGAGCCTATCTAAGGGAAATATGGTTTTACATGAAGTTATCCCAGAAACAGTAGGTCAGTATACAGAACTTAAAGATAAGAATGGTAAAGAGATTTATGAGGGCGATATAGTAAAACAAGAATATTCAGCTGGTCCATACGGTAGAAATGGAGAGGAATATTGGGAAGGTTATCATTTGGGAGTCGTAAGAATAACAGCAACCGAAGGAGCTTGCATGAGGAATCCATATAGATTTGATGAGATAGAGGATACGGTTTATAAAATAAATCAATATAAAAATGTAGTTGGATATAGAACAGAAATCATAGGAAACATACACGAAAACCCAGAGTTACTGGAGGTAGACAATGATTAACTGCATAGAGAGTTTAGGAAAATCAAAGACAAACGAAATATCACTAGAAGCCATAAAGATAGGAAGAGACTACCCAGAGCTAACAGTAGAAGAGTGTTTGAAAAAGGCTAAGGAGATATACAGCTATGACGAAAATTGAAAAGCTTAATCAGATAATTGAAAGAATAGAAGGAGATACCTTCACAGAGAAGCTGTTGAAGGCTAGGGCAATTATGGAGGATGAGGAATGATATTTAGTGAAGAAAATAAATTAAGAATATTGATGAATAAAAATAGAGATTTAAGAGTTGTTCCATTTGTAGGAGATGAAGTTTCTAATCCTGATTGGACTTACAGCATGGCAAGTTTTGACAGTTGTAGAGTAGATGAAATAGCTAGTGATCCTTATGATGATGAACATATATTGTTTAAGTCTAAATGTTATGAAGAGTTTGCGGATGATTACTATGGATATGATGAAGAGCAAAGAGAAGAAATACCGGATAAGGAAACAAAAGAAGCTTACGATAATTTAGACTGGGAAAGAGTGATTTTAGTGTTTATAGAGACACCATAAGTCAACAATGCAGGCAGTAGGTTAATCTCTAAACTAAATATGGTGACACGTATTCAGGTGCTGTTGCCTGCATTAATTTAGGAGGTAGTAAACACGAAGAGGTAACATAAAAAAATACAAATGAAGCTGTAAGAGAGGAAGAGAATATGAAGGATATAATTTTTAGAGTACCTGAAGACACGAAAGCATTAACAGCAACAATATTAGTAGATGAAAAAACAAATTATAGAATGTACGTAAGATCAGTTCCTATAGATATCTTAGAAAAAGAAGAAATTATTGTATTTGATGATGTTGAAGAACAGGAGGAAAAATAGATGATTATATACGCAAATAGTAGACAATCAGGCAAAACAACAAGAGCCATAAGAATGGCTTCATCAACTGGTAGTGTTTTATTAGTACCAAATAAAGCAATGGCTAGTTACACCAAAAGATATGCAGATGAACTAGGATATCCAGTGGAAATAATAACTTATAAGGATTTACAAAAGAACATAAGATATGGCGGTAAATTTTTAAAAGGTACAAAAGTAGTGATAGATGAATTGGATATGGTTTTAAGAGAATTATTTGGTGTTGATGTAATTATGGCTACAACTACAGGGACTAACTTAGATGGCGAACTTTATGAAGGTTATACAGAACTGCGGAACATCAGCAAGTATCTATCCAAAATATTCAGCAAGTATCTATCCAAAATATTTTGAAAACATAAATAAAGAGGAGGAAACCAATGAATAATGTAGTGCTTATAGGACGTCTAGTCCGGGATGTAGATTTACAATTCATACCATCAAATGGTAGAGCAGTAGCTAATTTTACACTGGCAGTAGATAAAGAATTACCAAAGGATGTTAAAGCTGATTACGAAAGTAAAAACAAGCCAACAGCCGACTTTATAAGAATAACAGTGTTTGGTAAGTCAGCTGAAAATTGTGCTAATTATCTTAAAAAAGGAATTATGACATCAGTTATAGGCAGAATATCCACTGGATCATATACCACCAAAGATGGAGACAAGAGATATACCACAGAAGTGATAGCAAATAAGGTCGAGTTTTTAGAGTGGGCGGGTAGTAAGAAAAATACCCAGGAAGATGACTTTGATAGTTTTGATGAAGATGATGTATTTGAGCCAACGGATGATGACGATATTCCATTTTAAAGGAGGAAATATATGTATCCAGTACTTAGGTATCCTGGTGCTAAGTGGAAAATTGTAGATAGGCTGATACCTTTAATTCCTGAACATAAAGTATACTTTGAACCATTTCTTGGAAGTGGAGCAGTGTTTTTCAATAAACATCCGACTAAATTAGAAACAATTAATGATTATGATAAAAAGGTGTATAACTTCTTTGATGTATTAAGAAGATATCCTTCAGAATTCAAAAGACTGATAGAACATACACCTTATTCTAGATTGGAATATGAAAATGCATATATAGAAGATGATGATACTGACATAGAAAAAGCTAGGAAATTTTTTATAATAGCATGGCAAGGATATGGAGCAAAACAACAACATAAAACAGGATGGAGAAGAAGTATTTCGGCCACCAGTCCATATAGAGCTGCATATATGAGAAGAGCTTTAGAGGATTTACCCCATATTATGAATAGGTTATTAAATGCACAGCTAGAATGTAAGGATGGAATTGAGCTAATAGAAGAGTTTAATAAGGAAGAAGCATTTATATACATAGATCCTCCGTATCCTGAAGAAACCAGAAAGAAGTTTTTATACGACCATGACAGTATAAATCATGAGAGATTAATAAGAATTTGTAAAGAGTCAAAAGCTAAAATAATGATAAGCAGTTATGAGAATGAGTTATATGAGAGTCACTTGAAGGAATGGAGTAAAAAAGAAATTAGAACTAATTCTACACATGGTTCCAGGACTGAAGTAGTATATATGAATTATGGAAATAAGCAGATTAAATTTGATGAAGTAAGGGTGTGATAAATAGTGTCTAAAAGTACATTTTTTAAGATGGACAGAAAAATATTTGAAAGCGACATATGGACCAATGTTTTAGAATTTAGATTATTTATCTACCTTATTGGCAATGCTAGATATACTAAAGAGCCTTACAAAAGATATAAAAATCACGGAGTTGTTATTGAAAGAGGTCAATATTTAAGGTCTTATAGACAGATAATCGAAGATCTAGAATACTATGAAAATAATGGGTATAGAAAGTATTCTCTTTCAAGACTCTCTAAAGCAGTAAACAGCTTGGTTAAGCAGGATAGAATTAAAATAGAAAAAACAGAGCTTGGAACACTATTCACCGTCAATAAATACGAGCAATATCAGGGGTTGTACGATAATAAAGACGATAGCTTAGAACAAGGTGAGAACAAGCTTAGAACAGGCTTAGAACAGGGTGAGAACAATACTAATAAAGATAATAAAGAGAAGAATAATATATATATACTGATTTCTGATTATACTTCTAATGAGGAATTAAGACAAGCACTTAAAGATTTTCTACAGATGAGAAACAAAATAAAAGCACCAATGACCAAGAGAGCATTAAAAATGTTGTTGACAGAATTAGATAAACTAGCAGAAAAAGACGAACTAAAAATCAAGATAGTAGAGCAAAGCATATTAAATAACTGGAAATCTGTGTATCCACTAAAGAAAGCCTATAAACAAAAAAAGGAAAAAGACGAGTTCAGCGACTTTGAGCAAAGGACAGATGCATATACACCGGAAGAGCTGGACAAGATAGCAAGAAGGAAATTCAACGAGAGGAATGGAGGGTAAGGAATGAAAAAGTTTAATTTAGCTATCTATAATCATTATGGTTATATAGAGACCTTTCCAATATCAACAGATGTTACTGATGAAGATATAGACAAAATGGTTGATGATTATGTTGAAGATTTTAAAAAGCAGTTAAAGGTCCATTATTTAGTTAGATATGAAAAAAGCGAAAGATTTTGGGACCATAAAAAGTTTTGGAAGAAAAAAGATGCATTAGACTTTCTTAAATCTAAAAAGGAGGTGGAGTATGAATCAGATAACCTTAACAGATTATGAAAAAGCTACAAAATCCTTTAAAAGCAAATTCAAGGAAGAGGATAAATACAAGTGGATATATAAATCTTTAGGAAGGCTACTAAATGGTTATGCTCATGATAGATCAGTATTAATAGAAAGACCACCGGGTAAATGGATGGATGAGTTGGATAAGAAGTTAGCATTATTAGGGTTTGGTGCAAGGGTAAGAGCAAAGGTTGATTATTTAGATATGAAGCTTATAAATCTAAAGGAGGAGGTATTGGATGAGTGAAAGAAAATACAACATATCAAATAAAACATTTAAGGGATTAAAGTTTAGGTTACATCATAGAGACAAGCAGCTATTACAAAACCTGAAAGGACTACTAGAAAATCATTATATAGATGATCTAGAGATTGACCAGGTGGAATATGATGTATGGGCGGATCTATTCTTAATAGACAAGAATTCACCTAAAAGAGTCAATGAATTGGCGGATGAAATAAGGGATTATAAATCAGAGATAGCAACACTAATAAATGAAAGACAGAAGTTGAAAAGAAAACATAACAAAGAGATAAGAACATTCGAAAACAAAATAAAAGAACAGCAGGAAGAGATTAAGAAGCTACAGAGAATTGAATTAAATAATAGAGACGATTATAAAACCTATTTAAAAAACATAGGGTTAAGCATTGAAAGATTGGCTCAAAAATCTAGTTTATCAGTATCAACAGTATACAAGTTTGCTAATGGTCGTAAAATAAAACATAAGAATAAGCAAAAGATACTAAATGCTATTCAAAGATTTGAACAAGGGAGTTAGGATATGCTAAAAGACGATTTAAAGGAATATAAGTATCTAATAGGAAACATAAAAGACCTTGAAAACAGATTACTAGAGTTAGAAACCACAGCAACTAATATAACAACTAAGATAGATGATATGCCAAAAGGGAGTCCTAGCAAAGATAAATTATCTAGTGTAGTCTGTAAAATAGTAGAGGTACAAGATTTAATAAATGAGAACCTTAAAAAGAGTTATGAGAAGATGGCAGACATAGAAAAAGCTTTATGTGAATTAACCGAAAGAGAAAAGATGCTTATTAGACTTAGATATATTGATGGTATGAAGTGGGATGAGATAGCAGAGAAAATGATAGAGGATGAAATGGCTGACAAAGTTACACCAAGGACATTAAGGAGCTGGGATGTAATAATATTTGAGAAGTTTGAATAATTACTAAAACTTCCTATAACTTCCTACTAATACCTATAATTACTTTATATAATATAAGATGTGGAAATATATATATTGAACCACTACAATTTTACCGGATTCTAATGCAATTTCCCTTTTTCATTGGATTCCTCCTTGAGCCGGATGCCGAGTCCGGCTCTAAATACAAGCTTTTCATATTGGTATCTGATTAGTTTAGGACTAGCCATACTTAGATGGAGGCAAAGCAGTATGCGGGGCTGTAACCATAAAATCCGTAAAGCTAAGGATAGAACTTACTACGTCACTCGAAGAAACGGACCAGAGTAAGTCATAATAAACATGAGGTGTCTGAAAGTTTATGCGTAATTCTATAATTCAATTAATTTAAAGGTGCGACTTGCCGAAGAACAAAAAGTCGAAGTGTTAAGTTGCCACTTGTCAAGTAACTGGCAACCAAAAGTAGATGATTCACAGTACAGGAAATGCTTGCCATGGTGTCTATATAGCGTGCATGATTGAATTGATTGATGGTAATGAGTAGGCAATAAGTAAACGAGCTAATAAAGATGGTTTTACCTTATGTTAAATATAGTAGGTTATAGTATGACAAAGATAGAAAAATTGATAAGAGAAATAAGCAATGGTAATGAAGAATATTTCTATAATAGCAGGACATGGAGGAACAAAAGAAAACAAATATTAAAAAGAGACAACTATGAGTGTCAGCTATGCAAAGCTAAAGGCAAGTTTGCTAAGGGAGAAGTTGTTCATCATGTTAAACACTTAAAGGATAGGCCAAACTTAGCATTAGATGATAAGAACCTAATAACTGTATGCAATACATGTCATGAACTGGAGCATCCAGATAGGTTTAGGAAACAAGAAAATAAGAAGAAACCTATTACTAAGGAACGATGGTAATGCATTTTTATACATACCCCCGGGTAAAAAAATCGGTAATTCCGTCAGATAGCGTACACCGTATATTAGCCATTACAAAAGATATTTTTTGGAATTTCACGCGTGAGGGGGTGGGGGTAGGTTTTAAGAAATGAATAACTATACTAAAATGTAATAAAATAGGAGGTGAGGTGATATGGCTGGGAAACATAAAAAAACATTAATCAAAGAAGACCTAATTAAGCAGCTAAAGGAAAAAGGAACTGAAGCTAATCATTACCTCGACCTTATAGATGATTACATGTCTATGTGGGACATCAAGAAAAAGCTAATAGAAGATATAGAAAAAAGAGGTGTTAGCATCAAGTATCAAAACGGACCTAATCAGTGGGGATATAAGAGAAATGATTCAATAGCGGAACTGATAAAAACAAATGGACAGATGCTTAAAATCCTCAACGAACTTGACTTAAAAGTTAGCGAAATAGAAAAGATTGATGAAGATGAAGCAGAGGAAATGTAACTACCATAAGTATATTGATTCCTACATGGATAAAATTAGATCTAAAGAAGTGCTATCATCAAAAGAACTAAAGCTAGCAATGGATTATATTGAATTTAAGCTTGATGATCCAGATGTATTTATAGATGAAAATAAAATAGATAAAGCAGTAGAGCTCACCGAAAAATATTTCGATTTGAAATTAATTAATTGGGAGCTTTTTATATTTGCATTAATTCACTGCTATTACAAATCGAATGATACAGTAGTATTTGATGAATTTCTAATAGTTATGGGTAGAGGTAATGGTAAGAATGGATTTATCTCACCAGTAGCCTGGTATTTAACAACTCACTACCATGGAATTAAAGGATACAATGTAGATATCATAGCAAATAATGAGGACCAGGCTAAAACTTCATTTAATGATATCTTTGAAATTCTTGAAGAATCTTGGAGCAAGCTAAAGAAATTCTTTACAAAAACAAAACAAAAAATTACGAATATAAAAACAAAATCATATATTAAATTCAATACATCCAATGCTAAAACTAAAGATGGTAAAAGATCTGCTTGTTTAATATTTGATGAGATACATGAGTATGAAAACTATGACACTATAAAAGTATTTACTTCTGGATTTGGAAAAAGAAAACACTCTAGAACATTCTATATAACTACTAATGGTTATGTAAGAGGTGGAGTATTAGATGACATGTTAAAATTATCAGAGGATGTATTAAATGGAACTATTAAAGATTTAGGATTACTGCCATTAATATACAAGATTGATGATAAGGATGAGGTAGAAGAACCTAAAAATTGGGTAAAAGCTAATCCATCTTTACCGTATTTTCCGACATTAAAAAAGGAGATGGATAAAGAATTTATAAAGATGAAATATCAGCCTCACAAGGCCTTAGATTTTCTAACCAAAAGAATGAATTATCCAGCAGAAGACAATTTTACAAAAGTAGCACCTTGGGAAAAGATATTAGCAACCAATAAAAAAATACCATTTGATAAACTTAAACAATTACAATGTATAGGAGCAATAGACTATGCAAGGCTAACAGACTTTGCAAGTGTAGGGCTCCTTTTTAAATACAATGGATTAAGATATTACATCGAGCACAGTTTTGTATGTAAAAAAGCACTGGAGATAGAAAGTAGACCTATAAAATTCCCGGTTAGGGAAATGGCGGAAAAGGGACTAATAACTATTGTAAATAGAGATGCTATTAGTGCTAAAGATATTTCTCAATGGTTTATTGAAAAAGCAAAATTCTACAACATAAAAACAATAGCTTGCGATAGCTATAGATCAAGTGCATTAGAAGAAGAATTTAAACAAAAAGGACTACCTCTAGAAGTAGTTAGGAGTGGACCTATTACTCACAATAAAATTGCACCATTAATGGAACAGATATTTGCTGAAGAAAAAATAGTATTTGGAGATAATCCAACAATGAGATGGTATATCAACAATACTTGTATAGAAGTAGATAAAAAAGGTAATACAACTTACTTAAAGATAGAACCAAAGACTAGAAAAACAGATGGTTTCTTTGGATTTATACATGCATTAAGTAAGGATGGAGAAATAAAAGAAGTAAAAAATAATATTAGAGTACTTGACGTTTATACCTATTAAGGAGGTGAGTGCATGGCTTTATGGGATTGGTTTATTGGACTATTTAACAAAGATTATGGAACATTGGAACTTGATGCATATGTCGGAGAATTGACAAGCGAGATATTTTATAAAGAACTTGCAGTACAGGCCTGTGTAAACCTGATAGCTAATGCAGTTTCAAGAAGTGAGTTTCAAACATTTGAAAAAGGTAAACAAATAAAAGGTGAAAACTACTATTTATTCAATGTTGAACCTAATCAAAATAAATCTTCAAGTAAATTTTGGAGAGATGTAATACATAAGCTTGTTTATGATAATGAATGCCTAGTAATACAGCAAAATGGTAAATTTTATGTAGCCGATAGCTATAATGTAAGAAAGTTTGCTTTTAAAGAATATATCTACAATGACATAGAAATAGATAACTACAAGCTGAGTAATTCATATATAGAATCAGAAGTATTTCACTTTGAACTTCATGATCAGAAAATTAAAAATGTAATTGAAGGTCTATATTCAGATTATTCGAAACTATTAGCAGCTAGTCAAACACATTATAAGAAAAATATTACCAACAAGGGAACATTGGAAGTTCCTGGAGATTATCCTCAAACAGATCAGGCCCAAGAGAACCTAAAAATTCTTTTAGAAAAAAGATTTAAAAGATTCTTTGATGCTGAAGGTGATGCCGTACTACCTTTAACAGATGGGTTGAAATACAATGACATAAAAGAAAATTCAAAAGAAAAAGGAAGTCAAGAAGGTAGGGATATAAGACACTTTATAGATGATATATTCGACTTTGTTGCGGTTGCTTTCCAGGTGCCACCTCAATTATTAAAAGGGGATGTTGCTGATACAGATAAAGCAGTAAATAACTTCTTAACATTTTGCGTAAATCCTTTAGCGGAACTATTGTCAGATGAAATTAATAGAAAACAGTATGGTAAGGAGAACTACCTTGAAAGAACTTATTTGAAAATCGATACTTCTAGAATTAGGAGTGTAGATATTACTGATATAGCTAGTTCTTTAGACATATTACTAAGGATAGGAGCTTACTCAATAGATGATTGCTTAATTACATTAGGGTTAGAACCTCTTGAAACTGAATGGAGTAAGAAAAGATGGATGACTAAAAATTATGAATCAATTGAAGATTCAAAAAAGGACGGTGATTAGAATAGAAAACATGAAAACTAATAAGATCTTATTACTTGATAAAGGAGGTGGGGGAATGGAAATACCTAAAATAGAAACAAAACTTGAAATACAAAATGAAGCTGAAAAAGAACAGGCCGAGTTATATCTTTATGGACCAATAAGACAAGCTTATTACTGGGAAGATGATGCAGATATAATAAGTTCTAAGAAAGTTAGGGACCTATTAAACGAAATAGGAAATAAAGACTTAAATGTTTATATTAATTCTGCTGGTGGTGATGTATTTGAGTCTATAGCTATACACAATGCTTTAAAAAGACATAAGGGTAATGTCGATGTATATATTGACGGATTAGCAGGAAGCGGAGCAAGTATAATAACTATGGCTGGTGATAAAATACATATGCCTAAGAACACTATGATGATGATTCATAAGGCTTGGACAATTGCACTGGGAAATGCTGACGAAATAAGAAAAGTAGCTGATAATTTAGATAAAGTTGATTCTACAGTAAAAGCAAGTTATGAGGATAGGTTTGTAGGAACTGAAGAAGAGTTAGAACAATTAATATCAGATGAATCTTGGCTCAATGCTCAAGAGTGTTATGACTTAGGACTTTGCGAAGAGGTGATAGAAGAAGTAAAGGCAGATGATGAAGAAAGTGAAGAAGTTGAGGATAACATAAAACAAACCTTGCTGAATAAGTACAGTAAAAAAGTAGCCGCAGATGTAAAAAAAGAAAAAGATGTTAAAAATCATGTAGTAGGTGATGATAAACCTACTCTTTTTAGTTCATTCAAAAAAATAAATTAATTGGAGGTATTAAAGAATGGAAAATAAAGATTTAAAAAACAAAAATGAAACAGAAATAAAAAACCAATTGAAAGAGGCTATCGAAAGTAATGATAGTGAAAAATTTGTAGAAGCTCAAATAGCTTTAGCAAAGGGTATCGAAGAGAATATATTAGACGAAGCAAAGAATTCAACAATTAAACATATGGAAGAAATAAACAACCAGGAAATAATGACACAAAGAGGATTAAACCCTCTAACAGCAGAAGAAAGAAAGTTCTATAATGAAGTAATAGGAACAGAAGGATTTGCGGGAACAGAAGCTCTTATGCCAGCAACAATATTCGACAGAATATTTGAAGATTTAAGAAAGAACCATCCTCTATTATCAGAAATCGACTTCAAAAACACTACAGGAGTTACCGAATGGGTAACAAGAAATGATGAAGTTGAAGCGGCTTGGTGGGGAGCATTAACAGATGCAATACAAAAGAAACTTGCAATGGCATTTAAGAAAGAAGAAACTGGATTATACAAGCTTAGTGCTTATCTTCCAGTAGCAAAAGCTATGCTTGACTTAGGACCACAGTGGCTAGATAGGTTTGTGAGAGAAGTTTTAGCTGAATCAATAGCTATAGCCTTGGAACTTGCTATAGTTGCAGGGGATGGAAACGGTAAACCAATAGGTATGGATAGAGACCTAGAAGGAGCTGTAGTAGAAGGTGTATATAGTAAAAAAATAGCTGTTGCACTTACTGACTTTACTCCATCAATACTAGGTCAAAAAGTTATGGCTCCATTAACTAAAGATGGTACTAGAAAAGTATCTAATGTACTTATGATAGTAAATCCTTTGGATTATTGGGAAAAAATATTTGCTAAAACTACAAAACTAACTGACCAGGGAACTTATGTATATGGAGTTCTACCTATACCAGCTAAATTAGTTCAATCTCTTGCAGTAACAAAAGGTGAAATGATAGCAGGTGTAGCTAGAGATTATTTCATGGGAGTTGGCTCTAGTAGAAAACTCGACTTTAGTGACCATTATAAATTCCTCGAAGATGAAAGAACTTATATCACTAAGCAGTATGCTAATGGTAAACCTGTAGACAACGATAGTTTCTTACTATTCGATATTTCAAACATGGATCCAGTAGCGGATTCTAGCTTAGATTCATTATCAATGGGTAGTTTGACACTAGATCCTACATTTGATTCAGCAACTACTGAATATACAGCAGCAACAACTGCTGCATCTAATAACATAAAAGCTGTAGCTTCAGATCCAGATGCAACAATAGCAATTACTGTAAATGGAACAGCCCATGAAAATGATACCGCTGCAACTTGGGAAGCTGGTGAAAATACAGTAGTAATTACAGTAACTAACGAAAGCAACACTACTACTTACACTGTAACAGTTACTAAATCATAATTGAGACTATAGATGAGAGGCTTAACCGCCTCTTTTATCTTATTTAAAGCAGGTGATTAAATGCTTGAAGATGTAAAAGAATATTTAAAAATTACATGGGATGATGAAGATGCTAAACTTCAAAACATGATTGATAGAGGACAGAACTATCTAAATGAACGAACTGGTTTAGAACTTGACTATACAACAGAAGGACAGCCTAAGGCTTTATTACTTGATTACTGCAGATATGCTTACAATAATGCTTTAGAGTACTTTAATGAGAATTTCAAAAGTGAATTATTTAGATTGCAGTTAAAAAAGGCGGTTGATGCAGATGCTCAAGAGTAAAAGTAATAAAATAGCTGAAACCCAAAGACCTTTAAATTCTAAAATTGATATATATGCAAAGGTGAAAACCAAAAACGATATGAAGGAAACTGTCTTTGATTTTGAAAAAGTTGATACTATTTGGGTACAGATAGTACCCCAAACTGGAAAATTACAAACCCAGCAAGCGGATACAATTCTTGCTAATGTAACTCATAAGATTTATGCCAGATACAATTCATGCAAGTATTTAAATAATGGCATAGAAAACAAAGAAATAACAAAAAACATGTATATCATGTACCGGGGCAAAAGATTTGATATAAAATACATTCTCAATCCATATTTTTCAGATGAATGGCTTGAAATATTTGCTGAAGAGGTGATTGAGTAATGATAAGTCTAAAGGAACTTAAAACAGCAATAAACAGTGTTATTGAAGATAATTTTCCCGATATAGAGATATATGCAAATGATATTAAAGAAGGTTTTGATAGACCATCTTTTTTTACTGACTATGATTATTCTTATAGAACTGACTACGATCATTGTTTTAAAAGAGAAATATCAGTTACTATATATTACTTTCCTTCAGATAGAAACGAGTATAAAGATGAATTACTAGAAAAGCAGGACTTAATTGAAAGTGCCATTAGAAAAGGTTTTGAAGTTAAAGGTAGGCATATAGACATCAAAGACCAGATAGAATCTGACATAATAAATAAAACTTTAGAAGTAACTTTTGAGCTTGAATATTATGATTCTGAAGACGAATCAGGAGAAGTATTACCTAAGATGGAGGAGTTGTATTACGATGGCAGTTAGTTTTGAAATTGATGACAGGGAACTTGATGAGTGGTTTGAAAAACTTGAATATTTTGAAAATCATTTTCCAAAAGAATCAAAAAAAGTAATGAATAAAGTAGGTCTAAGAGCTAGAAATATAGTAAAAAAAGAGGCAAAAAGAACAGTAAAAAGAAAGACAGGGAATTATCTTAGATCGATTAAGAGAGGTAAAACTTTTAAATCAAATGCAGACGAATGGACTACTAGAGTTTATTCTGACAGTAAGGCCCCTCATGCTCATTTAATAGAGTTTGGACATGAACAAGAAGGGGGAGATTACGTAGAAGGAAGACATATTTTTAAAAGGTCTAAAGCTTTGGTTGAAAGAGAGTACCATAATATAGTAGCAGAAGAATTAGATAAACAATTGAAAAAAATATAATAAGGAGTTGAAAATATGGGTCTACCAGAAATAGATATAAGATTCTCAACCTTGGCTGTATCGGCTGTTCAAAGGTCTCAACGAGGAATAGTTGCTCTAATACTTAGGGACGATACGTCAGGTGACGAAATAAATGAATTCAAATTACCAACAGATGTAGTATCAGATCAATGGACAGCAGAAAGTCAAGACTATATAGCACAGGCTTTTAAAGGATTGCCTTCAAAGGTAATCGTAATAAGAGGTGCAACAACTGACGTGGACTATACAGCACAGTTAAGCATATTAGCAACTAAGCAATTCAATTGGTTGGCTATACCCGGAATAGCTTCAGTAGATACACCGGACATAGCAACATGGATAGGAACAATGAGAGCAGCGGGAAATATGTTTAAAGCTGTACTTCCAGATGAAGCGGCGGACAGTGAAGGTATAGTTAATTTCACAACTGATGGAATAGTAGTAGGAGTAGATACATACACAGCGTCAGAGTATACAGCAAGAATAGCTGGAATACTAGCAGGGATACCACTTACAAGGTCAGCAACATACTATGAACTTTCAGAAGTTGATGACATTACAGAATCAAGCGATGCTAATGCTGATATTGATGCAGGTAAGTTAATTTTGATAAAGCAGGACGGTAAAATCAAGATAGCTAGAGGAGTAAACAGTTTAATAACTACAACTGAAGAAAAATCAAAGATATTTAAGAAAATCAAAATAGTTGAAGGAATGGATTTAATTAAAACTGATATCCAGAGTACATTTAATAATGAGTACGTTGGTAAGGTAAATAATAGCTATGATAACCAAGTGTTATTTATCACGGCAGTTATGGCTTATTTTAAAGGACTTCAAGGAGATGTATTAGATCCTAACTACGATAATACAGTAGGAATAGATGTAGAAACCCAAAGGTTAGCCTGGGAAGGTATTGGAACTGATACTACTGAATGGGATGAACAGGAAGTTAAAGAAAATGCATTCCAATCTAATGTATATTTAGATGGAAACCTTAAATTCTTAGATGCTATGGAAGATTTAACTATGGCATTAGCATTGGTGTAAGGAGGTATTGAATAAATGGATGCTAAAAGAGTAATAAACGGAACATTTGGAACTGTATGGGTAGACAACGAACCCTGGTTAGACGTTGAATCATTTGAAGCAGTTGCAAATCCGGATTATGAAGATGTGAACATGGCCGGGAGTCTTTCGACATATAGAAAACAAGTTGGCTGGAACGGAACAGGAAGTATGACTATTAAGAAAGTCTATTCCAGAATGACAAAAAAGATGGCTGAAGGAATAAAAAAAGGACAAACTCCTAGAATGAAGATAGTGGGTAAACTTGCAGATCCTGATGCTTTTGGAGCTGAAAGAGTAGCTATATATGATGTAACGATGGATTCTTTTACGTTAATGAAGTTTGAACAAAAGACTAAAGGTTCAGAAGATGTTAGCTTTGCCTTCAGCGATTATGAAACAATTGATTTAATATAGGAGGTTGACTAAATGAGTAAGAAATTAACAATTGAAAAACTTATAGCTCAAAAGGAAAAACTGCAAAAGAAAAAGCAGGACACATTAACTTTAGAAGTTGATTCTCTAGATGGAGAAATAGTAGTAAAAGCACCTACAAATGCACTATTACTTGAAGCACAGAGCATGGGTCAGGATGATGCAACAAAGGCAGATGTTTATCTAGTCTATCAATGCATGGTAGAGCCTAACTTGAAAGATAAGAAACTTCAGGAGGCTTTTAAATGTGTTGAACCTATGGATGTAGTAAATGAAATATTCATGCCAGGGGAGGTTGCATCTATAGCAGACAAAATAATGGGCTTAGGTGGATTTGGAAATGGTGTTCATCTAAAAAACTAATAAGTAGTGATGGTGATTTGTATTTTCTCCATCACTACATACAAAGAGGACATAGTTTAAAAGAATTATTGGAGTTGAGCCATGCAGATAAGGCATTTATGATGGAAAGCATGGTTCTTTTCTATGAAGAAGAAAGTAAGAGGTGGGGTAAAGATGAGTAAAGCAGTAGAAAGACGTATGGTCCTTAGAGATCAGGTAACCCCTACAATGAAAA